CAAGCGGCGATGCGGCCGAGATGGCGATCCGCGATCCAGCCTCGATCGAGCGGGCGCAGGCTGCCGTCGAGGCGCTGGCCGCCGCGCTGGAGCGCCTTGAGGTGGTGAGCTTCGCCCCTGCTCAGGCGGGCGTTGAGGCAGTGGGTGTGGCCGCAGGACAGTCCATCGCCCAGGCGGGCGGGATCCCCGCCGCCGCCGAGGCCGCGATCCGCTCGGCCACAGCCTTGCTGCAGGGCGTGTCCTTCCGCTCGCATGGCATCGCCTTCATGCGCACCCTGGCCGAAGGCATCCGCGCCGGGGCGGCGCAGGCGATCGAGGCCACGCGCGAAACCGTCCAGGCGATGCGCGACCACCTTCCCCACTCGCCTGCCAAGGTCGGTCCGCTGTCCGATCTGGACCGGGTGCGGTTCTCTGAGACGGTAGCCGGGGCCGTTCGCCCCGCGCCCGCCGTGGCGGCTGTTCATCGCCTGACCGCCGGGATGGCGGCGGCGCTGGCCGGGGCCACCATGAGTCTGCCTGCCATGGCCGCCCCGGTGCCCGAGATCGGCCGTAGCAACCTGCCCGTGCTGCAAGCCGCAAGCGCCCTGCCACAGGTGGGCCTGACCGGCGAGCCGGGCAGCGGGCCCGCCATGGCGGCCACCGGCGCGGCCGGGGCCGATGCCGGGATGCGGGTCGAGATCAACTTCAGCCCCAACATCACCATGCAGGGCGGCGCGGGCGGCGGCGACGGCTTCCAGTCGCGCGAGCAGATGCAGGAGCTCTTGCGGTCGATGGGCCACGAGCTTGTGCAGTTGGTCCAGGACGAGCTGGCCCGCCAGTCCCGTCGCGATTACTGAGGAGAGACCCCATGTTCGCAATGCTCGGCCCGATCAGCTTCCGCCTCATCACCTATTTCGAGGGCGTCACCAACAAGCGCTCCTGGGATTACGCCAAGCATGACGTGATCGAAGGCAAGCCCCGCCTGCAATACATGGGCGAGGCGCTGGAAGAGATCACGATCGACCTGGTGTTCCATGTAAGCTACTGCAACCCCGAGGCCGAGCTCGCCAAGCTGCGCATCGCGGGCACCATGCGTACCGCGCTGCCCTTCATCTACGGCTCGGGTCAGTATGTCGGCATGTTTGTGATCAAGCAGATCCAGTCCACCACGCGCCAGACCGACCGGCGCGGCGGGCTGGTGGCAGTGGTGGCCAAGGTCACCCTGATGGAGCATGGCGGGCTGGGCGGTCTGCTGGGCGCGATCATCAGCGTGGTCAACAATGCCGCCCGCGCCTCGGGGGCCGGGTCGAATGTCCAGACCGCACCGGCGGCCGCGCCGCCCTCCGGCTCGCCCTCTTCGGTGCCGCCGTCCAGCATCGTGAGGTCCTGAGATGGACTATGTCGAACACCTGACCTCGGACAACGACCGCTGGGACCTGCTGGCCTGGAAATACTATGGCGACCCGCATCTCTATGAGCCGATCATCCTGGCCAATCCGACCGTGCCCATCAGGCCGTTCATCGCGGCCGGGTTGCGCCTGCGGATCCCGGTGATCGCGGACGAGGTGGTGCTCGATCGCGACCTGCCGCCCTGGAAGCGGGGGCGTCAGTCGTGATGGTCCCCCAGGCGAAATGGGTCCTTTCCTATTCCGGGGCGGACATCACCGGCGATATCGCAGGCAATGCGCTGATGATCGTCTATACCGATGCCGACCACGGGAAATCCGACGAGATCGAGGTGCGCCTTGAGGACAAGCTGCACCGCTGGAAGGGCAGCTGGTATCCAGAGAAGGGAGACGTGATGGATCTCCAGATCGGCTGGCTCGGCCGGGGCATGATGCCCTGCGGCAAGTTCGAGGTGGATGAGATCAGCTTTGACGGCCCGCCCGACACCGTCACGGTGCGCGGTCTGGCGGCCCCGGTGACCGCGAGCCTGCGCACCACCAAGACCCGCGCCTTCGAGAACAAGACGCTGCGCCAGATCGCCGAACAGATCGCGGGCGAACATGGGCTTACGGTCGAGGGTGAGATCGAGAACATCACCATCAAGCGGGTGACCCAGAACGACGAGCGCGACCTTGAGTTCCTGCGCCGCGTGGCCGAGGAATACGCCCATGTCTTCGCGGTGCGCGACACGGTCCTGTTTTTCTCGACCATCGCCAGCCTTGAGGCGCAAGACCCGGTGGCGCTGATCCCGCGCACCGAGATGAAGCGCTTTGCCTTCACCGACAAGACCCACGAGGTCTACAAGGACTGCACCCTGTCCTACCACGACCCCGAGACCGCGCAGCTGATCTCGGTCACCGTCGAGGCCGAGGATATCACCACCGGCGACACGCTGAAGGTGCGGGCGCGGGTTGAGAGCGAAGCCCAGGCCCGCACCCGCGCCGAGGCCGAGCTGAAGCGCGCCAATGCCAAGCGCCTGCGTGGGCGCATCCAGATCGTGGGCGATCACCGCATGATCGCGGGCAACGTGATCGAGGTGGCGCTTATGGGCAAGCTGTCGGGGCGCTACTATGTCGAAACCTCCCGCCACCGCATCGAACGCGGCGCGGGCTACACAACCGAGATCGAGGTGCGCCGTGTCGCTTAGAATTGGCATCGTGACAGAGATCGACCCGGCGACCGCGAAGGGCCGCGTCCAGTTCCCCGACCATGACAACGTCCAGAGCTATTGGCTTCAAGTCATGCAGGGCAAGACCAAGGCCGACAAGACCTACTGGATGCCCGCCTTGGGGGAGCATGTCGTCGTGGTCATGGATCAGGGCGAAGAGGCCGGGGTCATTGCGGGTGCGATCTATTCCGAAGCCGATGCGCCGCCCTCGGTCGACCCCAACGTCCACACCATCGTCTATGGTGACGGCGCCTCCCTGACCTATGACAAGGGTGGCCAGATGTTCACCCTTGCCGTTGGCGCCACCAAGGTTGAGATCTCGCCCGCGGGCGTGGCGATCACCGGTCCGGCCTTGACCCACAACGGGATCAATGTGGGCGACACCCACAAGCACGGGGGGATCATCCCAGGGGGAGCCAAGACCGATGTTCCGTCCTGAGGCGTGAGCCTCGGGCTTGGCGGATCGCCGGATTGCCGTTAGGATCGCTCTCGCTTCCCTGCATTTCCCGCCTCCGATCCCGCCGCCGGACAGCTGTCCGGGTATGAGATCCGCGCCGCGCTCGGGCATGGTCCGAGGCATGATGGTGCAGGACATCCGACATATCACCGCCGCCTATTGGCAACCGCGTCTCGGGGCGCAGGGCGAGGTCGTCACCGGCCTCGATGACATCCATCAGTGCATCCGCACGATCCTGATCACCCCCAAGGGATCGGTCCCGCACCGCCCCGAGTTCGGCTCGGACCTGTGGAAATACCTCGACCTGCCGACCGGCGAGGCGGTGCCCCATGTCATCCGCGAAGGCCTCGAGGCGCTGCGCCTCTGGGAGCCGCGCATCGAGGTGGTGCGCATGGTGCCGGTCGAGTTGAGCGCGCATCTGCATATCACCGTTGAATGGCGCCTCGGCGGCGCGGGCGAGATGATGGCCACGGAGGTGCGCGATGTCGCTGCCTGAGCCGAGTTTTGTCGATCGCGATCCGGCCGCCCTCACCGCCGAGATGGTGGCCGATTACGAGGCCTATACCGGGCGTACCTTGCAGCCGGCACAGGTCGAGCGGCTGATCATCGATCTCATCGCCTATCGCGAAAGCCTGATCCGGGTGGCCATCCAGGAGGCCGCCAAGCAGAACCTGCTGGCCTTCGCCTCCTTCCCGATGCTCGACTATCTGGGCGAGCTCCTGGGCGTCGTGCGTTTGGTCGAAGCCCCGGCGATCGTGACGCTGGCCTTCAGCCTTGCCTCGCCCCGCGCCTCGGTGACTGCGATCCCAGCGGGCACAAGGGTCCGCTCGGGCGACAGTCGTGTGACCTTCGCCACCGACAAGGCCGTCGAGATCCCCGCGGGTGCGCTGAGCATCGAAGTCACGGCCACCGCCGACATCACTGGCACCATCGGCAATGGCTACATCCCCGGCCAGATCGCCACCGTGCTCGATCCGCTCCCCGGCGTGACGGCCGCGAACAGTTCGACCTCCTTAGGCGGGCGTGCCGGCGAAACCGATGACCGGCTGCGCGCGCGCATCCAGCAGGCGCCCGAGAGCTTCTCGGTGGCCGGGCCTGCCGAGGCCTATCGCTGGCGGGCAATCAGTGCCCATCAATCGATCATCGATGCGGCGGTGTTGAGCCCGCGCCCAGGTCTTGTGCGCGTTCACGTGCTGACCGACAACGGCCTGCCGGGCGCGGAGATGCTGGCGTTGGTGAATGAGGTGCTGTCCGACGACAAGGTGCGACCGCTGACGGATACCGTCGAGGTGGTGGCGCCCGTCCGCATCCCCTATACGCTGACCGCCGCGGTGACCCTCTACCGCACCGCAGACCCGATCAGCACGATGGCCGCCGTCCAGGCAGCGGCAGCCGGCTATGTGGAAGAGCGCCGTGCGGGCCTCGGCCGAGACCTTGTGCCCAGCCAGTTCATCTCGGCCCTGTCGGTCGCAGGCGTTTACCGCGTCGAGCTGGCCTCGCCTGCCTGGCAGGATCTCGGCCCCGAGGAATGGGCGGATTGCACCGGCATCACCCTGACGCAGGCGGGCTCGGCCGATGGCTGACGATCTTCGCCTCCTTCCGGCCGGGATCGACGATGAGCGCGCCCGCACGCTCCTGAAGCTGGTGGGTCGCCTCGACACGCTCGATCTCACCGCGCTGCTGGTCTACCGCATCGATGATCTGCCCGATGAGGCGCTGGCGCTGATGGCCTGGCAGTTCAATGTCATGGGGGACGATGGCTGGGATCTGGCCTCGACCCCGGAAGAGCGCCGCGCCCTCATTCGTCGCGCCCTCGATCTTCACCGCCATCGGGGCACGCCCTGGGCGATCCGCGAAGCGATCAAGGCGCTCGGCTATGCCGATGCCGAAATCGTCGAGGGCCTGCCGATCACGCTCTATGATGGCGACAAGACCTATTCGGCGGTCGAGACCTATGGCGGCGGCACCCGCTGGGCCATGTTCCGGGTGCTTCTCGATCTCGGGGAAGCGAAGGGCGTCAGTGCGGCTCAGGTTGCGCGCCTCGTGGCGCTGATCGAGCGCTGGAAGAATGCCCGCTCGCATCTCGTGGATATCGGGTTTCGGGCGCATGTCGAAGACAGCCTTGAGCCGCGCGAGACCGGGCGGACCGGGGTGCATCACGAGGGCGAGGACATCTTGCCCTGGGGACGGCGCTACGATGGCAGCTTGCGCCATGAGCACGGCACCCGGCCCCTGCATGACGGGGCTCTCGTGCATGCGGGTGCGGCCGATCACAGCGGCTGGGGCGAGGCCGGCGAGCGCTATGGCAACGAGCGGGTCCTTCTCGATCTCGGGGCGCGCCTTGGCCTTGAGGATCGGATCGAGGTCACGCCCCTGCACAATGGCCATTACCTGCACTCGGCCATCACCTATGGCGCGGATCAGCCGCCGCTTGCCGATCTCGCCATGCCGATCGGCGTCACGCGCCATGTCCGCCACGATGGCCGCTGGCGCCATGCCGGGGATCGCTATGACGGCCAGCTCACCCATCAGGGTGGGCGGCCATACTACACGGGCGCCTTCCATTCCGGCCCCGTCACCACTGCCGTAACTGCCTATTGAGGGTGCCATGAACGCAACCGAAGCCATCGCCCTGCGTGGGTCGCTCCTGGTGAATATCCGCCGTCGCGGCGTCCTGATCGACTGCCTGCGCGACGACAACATGATCATGCTCGCGGCGCGCACCGCCCTTGCGCGCCTGATCGCGGGCGACGGGGCAGGCAAGACCATCAACCGCATCGGCGTCGGCACCAACGGCACCGGCCCGACCCCCGACGACACGGCCCTGCCCTCGTCCTTCATCAAGAACCTTCAGGGCCACAGCTACCCGGCATCCGGGCGCGTGCAGTTCGACTGGCGGCTGGAGACCACCGAGGCCAACGGCAAGGTGATCCGCGAGTTCGGCCTCATCGCGGCGGACGGCACCCTCTTTGCCCGCAAGACCCGGGCCCCGATCGAGAAGGCTGACGACATCAGCCTCGACGGGACCTGGACCATCATCTTCTAAGCACAGGAGCCCTCGATGGCGAACCTCACCGAAACGATCTCCTATTCCGCCGGCATCTACCGCATCGAGCTCACCGATCCGGTGGTGGGCGGCGAGGACGGGATCTCGAACGTCCAGGCCAAGCAGTTGGCCAACCGCACCGCCTGGCTCAAGCAGAAGGCCGACGAGATGGTCGAGGCCCGCGGCGGCTTCCCGACCCTTGCCGATCGCCTTGCGGGCTACGACGCCTTCTCGCCGGAACAGCAGGTCTCGATCCTGGCGGGCATGCAGGAGGCCCTCGGCCTCGGGGGCGTGCTGGCCCGCGAGATGCGCGTCTTGCGCCAGCGTGTCCTTGCCCAAGGCACCGTGGTGATCAAGAACAAGCACGTCATCACCGGCATGCAGCTGACCAAGTCCGACATCCGCGCTCTGCATCTGTCACAATACTCCTGGCTCGCCACCGGCGTCAGCCGCGCCAAGATCGACGGGATGATCGTGTCGCTGGCCGACGACAGCTATCACGTCTCGGTGCCCTCGAACGAGACCAGCGAGACCCGCGAGTACTACGCTTTCCTCGTGAAATCCGGCAACACCTATGGCGTCCAGATCGCCCTGACCGTGCCCGATGAGGGCCTGCCGCTCTACCGCGTGACCATTCCCGCCAGCAACACCGGCAACAGCCTGGCGGCGGTCACCTTGACCGATCTGCGCGTAATTCAGGCGGCCAATGCCTGGGTCTCGACCTTCGATCCCTTCACGACCGTGGCCTTCCCTGAGGGCCTGCCGGCTGCCGATTACGGCGTCGAGCTCGAAGTCGAGGCGGCCACCGATCCCGCCGCTGTGGGCTCGCTCGTCGTCTACGACAAGGCCAAGAACGGCTTCAAAATCCGCCAGACGGGCAGCGCCGACAACGTGCGCATCCGCTGGACCCTTCTCAACCCCCGCTACCAGTGAGGTCGCAGACATGAACATCATCCCCATGAATGAGGGCCGGAAGGTCGCCGTCGCGCTGGAAGGCACCGTTCTGATGCTGGGCGGCTCGCTCGCGCTCGACATCGAGGCCGAGCAGCGCGATGTCGAGCGGGTCATCACCGTTTTCGCCGATGTCTCAGGCGGCCTTTCCTTCGAAGGCGAGGCCTATGCCGCGGTGATCATCATCCCGCCGCGCCGCTACACCGAGAGCGAAGTCACCGAGACCGTCGAGGGTGAGGAGGTGACGCAGATCCAGACGACGCCGGAACCTGTCCAGGTCTCGGCCGTGACCGTGCAGCTTTGGGCCGTGCCCGAGGCGAACGAAACCAGCAACACTGAGGAGTGAGCTTCATGGGGATCACCATTTCCACGCCTGACGCCCTGCGCCAATCCGTCGAAGCCGCCTCGGGCGGCGTCAACACCGTGCTCTACGATGCCAAGGGCTATCCGTCCGTCATGTGCATCGTGCCGCGCTTCAATATCGAGGACATCGATCCGGCGCTCGGCGCGGGCGCCCATCCGGCTTTCACCGTGTCTGGCGTCCAGAAGTCCGAAATCTTCGTCGGCAAGTACCAGGCGCGTGTTCACGACAACAATGCCCTGTCGATGCCGGGGCAAGACCCGACCACCGGCGTGAGCTTCGACACCGCCGAGGCGCGTTGCGCCTCGAAGGGGCCGGGCTGGCATCTGATGTCCAATGCGGAATGGTCCGCTGTCGCCCTGTGGTGCTGGAAGAATGGCTTCATGCCGCGCGGGAACACCAATTACGGCCGCGATTTTGCGCAGACCTATGAAACCGGCCGTCGCTATGATGGCGGTGCCCCGGGCAACACCGAGAACTCGGCGCGTACGCTGACGGGCTCGGGTCCGATGAGCTGGTTCCATGACAACAGCCCGGCGGGCATCTCGGACCTGACCGGCAACGTCTGGGAATGGCAGCGCGGTCTGCGCCTGGTGGATGGCGAGATCCAGATCATCCCCAACAACAATGCTGCTGTGACCGAGGCTGACCACAGCGCCGCCAGCACGCTCTGGCGCGCCATCATGCCGAACGGGACGCTGGTGGCGCCGGGCACCGCCGGCACTTTGAAATGGAACGCGCTCGGTGCGGGCGGAACTGGCGCCCCGCAGCTCTCGACCTCGCTTACCAACCAGAGCGACGGAACCGACCTGGCCGACTGCCAATATAAGGAAATCACATCCGCAGCCGGTGTCATCGTCCCGAACTTGATGAAGCTGCTTGGGCTCTATCCGCATAACACGACGATCGAGCGCGGGCGATTCTACATGCGCAACATCGGTGAGCGTCTGCCGATCCGGGGGGGCTCCTGGAGCAGCAGCGGTACTGCTGGTGTCTTCGCGCTCGCCATGAACGATGCGCGCACCGGCTCGGCGGCGCACATCGGCTTCCGCCCTGCTTTCGTGATCTGAAATCTGATCACCTGAGTTCTGCTGGGGCGGGCGATAGCCCGTCCCTTGCTCTTGATCCATTGAAGGAGGCTGCGGTGGAAGATCTCAAGATCCGCCGCAATCATGAGATGGGTGGAGCATGCAGGCCATGCCAGCATTTTCCAGCGGGCGCGGCCGAGCCCCCGGGACGTGGCCTTCTCCGCCTTCCATAAATGGCCCCATACGGGGGTGCGCATGAGATGTATTTGCGGGCGCGTTTATCGACCACAAAGAAGGCGTTTAAATGCCCTCGACACGGCAGGTTCGGAGTTGCTCAAACCTTGTGTCTCGATTGCTCAAACCTTGTGGCGCGCTATAGGAATGCGCGTAACAGCTCATGCCGTCCCCTCCCCTCTCATGCCGTCCCCTCGCCCGGCAGGGGATGGTGTTCCCCGTCCCGCGCGAAAGTGTCCCCCAAGCC